GATAGGTGCTGTACCATTTGCAGCATATCGGTCTACACGACGTTGAGCACCATCAAGTGACGCAAAGAATGACTCTTGTAAGAAGTCGCCAGTAAATCCATCTGTGGTTAAACGAATCGCGCCACCAGATGCAGCGTTAAATTTCTGCACCATTTGGGCAAGAGTTTCAATTGTGGCAGGCATGATGTATTCATTGAAAACCTGCATTTGAGATAAAGACATAATTTCTCCAATTACTTATCTAAATTAAATTTTGCTGCAATAGCGGCTTGGCGTTCTTGGATTGTTCCACCCATATTGCCGACATTACTGTTATTTCCCCCGCCACCTTGACCACCGTATCCACCACCAGTGCTTTGATTGCCTTTAAGAATTGAGTCTTTATGTTGGTATCCTCCAACTAATGTTTCTAAAGCCTCATCAAAGTCGGCAACTTCACCATGTTTGGTTCGTGAATAGATCTTTTGACCATCAACGCCATAAGCCACAACCTTCCCATCTTCAATTTTGAAGTTGTTGCCAAATGTCGCTTGAATCATGTCAGCAGGTACTGCAATTTTTTCTTGAATGAACTTTGAACGAGCAAAACCACCACCAATCAGCTCTTTATGTAGTTGAGCCTGAACTGAATCACGCTCTTGAGTAAGTTGCTGAATCTGTGGCTCGTATGATTTTTTCAGTGCTTCAGTAAGCTCTGCTTTAACTTTCTCGATTTCACCTGCATCCACAAGTTTCTTAGCATCAAGATTAGCCATAGTTTCTAGAGCAGCTTTAGCCTTTTCAGGGTCCAAGCCCTCAAAGACTTTTAATGATTTCTCAGCGGCCTCTTTTGCTTCACGATGTGTTTTAGCTTCCGCATTCAGTGAGCTGATCTTGCCTACCGCTTGAGCAGCATCAAAACCAACTTCCTTACCATCATCGTGTACATAGATTGGCAAGCCGCCTGCATCTAGTTCCGCATATTTCTTACCGTTTACTTCTGTCGTTTTAAGTTTCATTGGTTATCCAACCTTTTCTAAATTAATGAGTTTCCACTCGTTCGCTGTAGGCATCCGCTTTCAGCAGACAATAAAAAAGCACCCGAAGGTGCTAAGGTTTGAATTAGGTTTAATACTGGGTACATGCTTTAGGCTGTTTAAAGCTATAGCCAGAAATCGCCATATATCTTGGAACTATCTTCCGAACAAAAGGCAATAAAATAAGGTTTGTACCAAGTATGTACTGTGCCTCAGTCATAGTTATCTGTTTCATAATCCCAACCTCTTAAACATTTCTTCATCAAGCTTTTTGAGTTCAGCAAGTGTGAATGGCTGACCAGTTAAAGGGTCTACAAACTTATCCAAAGAATATTTACCCTCTTTGAATAGCTTGTATCGTGATGGACCTAGCCACTGTTGTTGAAAGGCTACAGATTGCCCATCAAACCAGTTTTTAAAAGATGTATTGGAATCAACAGTGTTAATTTCACCTGCCTCTCCCACTTTAGAATTGAAGGGTCGTTTGCCTATGGTTGTACCTTCTTTATTCGTAACTGGAAGAATAATGCTTCTACAATTTGGATGAAGTGGTGGAGTGGGATGTGGTTCATCTGCTTTGTAAACAGCACCATCCAAACTTGCACATTGCTTGCTTGTTCGACTATCCAGAGTAGCCACAAACTTCACATATGAAACGTCCAATACCTTGTAAGTATCAAGCATAGCCTGATTAGAAACATGGCTTCTAGCCGTTCTCACCATGGTGGAAATACTGGACCTTGATTGCTCCAATATCCCATCTTGATAATTTAGAGCCTTCTTGCCTTTAATTCGATGAATGATTTGCTGGTTCGTTTGACTTTGAGAGAGCCCATCACGGATAACTTGCTCAACCCTTGTTTTGGCATCATCAGCAATCTTATTGAAGAGATAGTCTAGCAATACCCCGCCTGACATAGGCTGCTTCTTGATCTTGCTGTATAAGGTCTTAGCATTTGGTTCCTTGATTTTCTCTCCAAGAATTCGAGCTTGATACATTGCCTCATTCACGGCTAACGCTGATGCCGAAACGGTAAATGCCTCTGGAATCGTTGTAAGTAAAGATGATTGCCACGCTTGAATACTTGCTCGAATCTCTTTAAGAGCTGGTGTTGTGTACTGACCCGCCATCAATGCTGACTTTTCAGCTTCTGACAATTCATCTAGCAAATCTCTTAATTGGCTTAACATCTCATTTGATAAAGAGTCAAATTGGATTAAAAGTGAATTAATTTCGCTTGATGAAAGTCTGTAAAGATAGGCTTGATGCTGAACCAGATGATTAAACAGATCCTGCTGGGTTATTTGGTCCATTATTTACACCATTCATGTTGTAAGCTGGCATTGGGCTATTCATCTGCTCTTCTTCAAGCATTTCTTGAATCTCTTCATATGAATAATCAGGGAACTCACCCGTTTGCTGATATTCATGCCAAACTTTAAATGGATATTTACCAGCAACACATGCATCGTAAAGCTGCTTAGAACGCTCATTATCAAACTGAGGCTTACTAAACTCTTTCGAGATTTCAAATACCAACTCTTCAGGAAGAATTGAGTCCACATTCGGCATAGCAAACTTTGCACACCACCGAAGTGCTTGAGTAATAGCTGCACTGATATTCACAGTACAAAGAGAAAGCACTGAATGCTGCACAGTATCGTCGTTGTTTGCTTCAGTAGCAGTCTTATTTGCTGATCCTGCCTGAACCAAACGAGCGCCCAACTCTTTCATCTGCTCCCATTTCTTTTCCATGGCTGTTTGGGAGAGTGTGTTTGGGTTCGCCTGTGCAAAGCCTAGCTTCACGGGAAATGCATTCCTACAACCAATGTACAGACCATCTTTTTTGATGATTTCATACATGGTTGTATCAACATTTTCCATGAAGAACTGAGGCTGACCAACAAAGTAAACCGACTCTTGGAAATCAGCGCTATCAATATAATGAGCCAAATTCAAATCAGCCAATTCAAGTAATGGTGCGCTTTCTATTGCTGGCGTATTGTCAATAGCACCAACAAAAGTGAATGGAATGTAATCCCATCGCTTGCCATTGTAATCAGTTGGAATTGTCTTAGGCTCTTCTGTTAATACGCCATCAGTATTTTTCTTGTAAACCTGAATGGTAAAAACATAACTGCCTTCAATTTCCTCTAAACGAAGTACTCGAAACTGATCTTTTTTCTCAAAGTTAAATCCACCCTGAGCTCTACTTGAAACTTCCTCATGAATTACCACAAGTGAGAGTTTTTGCTGATTACCAATAATAATCGTATCCCAATTGATCACAGACTTGGCAGGAAGCACATGAATCATCGGAAACGCTTGTTTACTATAATCTTCAGCTCTAACTTTTGAGGGTGTTACATTTGGGTAATCCACATATAAAGCACATCGATATGTCTTTAATACATGACGTAAGGATGCCTGTGCGATCTGATAAATTCCAACTCCCTGCCCATTTGCATTTCGTTCAAGATATTCAAGGTCATCTGGTCTCTGAAAATTGGGCAATCGTGAAAAAGCGCCACCAATAAGACTCCCCAATGTCTTACCAGTGACCCCATAAAACACTGCATGTTCCAAATAGGAATCGTATGCAGCCATAGCCTCTGGTGTATTGTCTTGCTTATTGTGTCTCGGCAAGTACTTTTCTTTAGCAGCCTTAACTTTATGCTGACCCTCACAAACGTCTTCTACCTTGCTCCATAGATCAACGTTCTTTAAGTAATCAGGATGCTTAGTAGTAACGTCTGTCATCTTGCAAATCCTAGTTTTAATGAAGTAACTGGTCTGATAATAGGAAACCGCTTAGCTAAAGGATATCCTCCAGCATCTCCAACATGGTCCAAGCCTGATTTCTTATCTGGCATTCCAAAATCGTCATAAACTTGCTGCTCAAAAGTCTCTGTGAGTCTTGGGCATTTATTGGTATTTACTAATAATGAACGCTCACCTTCGCCATTTAAGATCAGGGCATTCACTGCATTAATACGGTCTTTAATGTTCGGGTTTGTAGAATTGACCTCTACCCTCAAGCCTTTTTGTCTAAGGATTGCATGATCAGATTCGCTACTCTTTTTTGATGAAGTAGCTTGGCCTGCCGCATCAGGGATAATTGTCATCTCATGGTTTGGGAACTTTTCAATCAAAAGATCAGCCATAGTTGGCGTATCACGTACACCTACCAACTCATCCAAGGCTCTTGGCTTGCCATCTCGAATCACATAAACCACAGCTGCCATTTTCAAGACGTTGAAGTCCATACCAATAAGTAAGGCTTCATTAGGTCTTATTTCTTCATCTGTATGGTTTAAGGTCCGGTCGAAGTCTGGATAAACTGCTCCACTCGTTAAATTGACAAACTGACCTTTCAAGTAAGCTGAGATCAATTGTGGCGGATAAGACTCAAACAATGATGAAATATAGTCATCTGGCAGATTAGCCTCATTGTCGTATGTGGACGCCTGTATCATTCCATATAGTGCGCGCTTAGCCTCACTCAAATTTGCTTCCTTGACAAACTGCTCATGAGTAAACTTAAAACCCTCGGGTGTTGTTGCAACATCAATGCCATTCAACAAACCAGCCTGCTTATAGCGCATACGGGCAATGATCTTGCGCCAAGCCTGCTGAGCCTTGACCTTGGTCATTACATCAAGTTCATCAATCAATGCATGACCAATCTTAAAACCTACAATAGTGTTAGGCTTTTCCATTGATCGACAAATAACCGTACTCCGATACTGACGACCATAGTAGAGATCAACCTCTTTGTTTGATTCATAGATCTTTGTCTTCAACCCCCAATCGAAAGCAACTTCATCAATCGTGGGAAAGAAGATATCTCGAATCTGCGGATAGGTTGGCGCAAAGTACCCTAAAGGAACTTTTGGGAATGACCAAGACTTGTCACATAGGCTTGAACAACCTACCCATGTTTTGCCACTGTTGTGATGGATTGCGCCATCAATTGTTACATAGTTATTATTGTCCAAAACCTGCATATCGTAATAAGTCTCAACTTGTTCAAGTTGTGTTATACTTAATATGTTGCTGGCTTTGATTAAGGAACAATTATATGACTGATCTTGAGAAGCAGATTTGCAATCTTGCATCACCAGATTTAACGGTTGCTCAGATTGTGAAACTTGTTGGTTGTGAGCGAACCGTGGTGTATCGCTGCATACAAAAGTACAACTTGACTGTGAAGCAGCGGAAGAAGCCAACTGCCCGCACTGATACACAAACCCATCAAATTCTTTCAATGAATCATCTTGGAAAAACCTCAAAAGAGATTGCGAATGAGATTGGTTGTTCGGCAAAGCATGTACAGAACATTCTTCGCATAAACAATTTAGGCCGCCTAAATCGTGGAGCCATGCACGGTGACTTAAATAGCTCATGGCGTGGTGGTCGAATTGTTGACAATGATGGCTATGTAAGTATTCCTGCTCCACCAAATCACCCAAATCCACGCTCGGATGGTCGCATCGCTGAGCATCGCCATGTAATGGAGAGGCATCTTGGTCGCTACCTAGATCCACTAGAAGTTGTTGACCATATTGACGGGCTTCATCTGCATAACGCCCCATCAAACTTGCGTATCTTTGAAAAGAATGCTGATCATCTACGTGAGACGATAACGGGAATTCGCCCAAATTGGTCTGTTGAAGGTTTTGCGAAGATGCAAATACCTTCTCACCAACGGAAAGGCTTTCCACTGATCGATACGTACCGTCAGCGCAAAGCAAACGGTGATGTCCGCTTGCAACAAATTCTCCTTGCTCTGTTGAAACTCGGTAAAGATTCGCCTCACCTTTTGGGAACGCTCCACCACTTAGAGCAAGCTCAAATCGATTACTCTTGTGAGACCAAGATAAAACAAGCGTTGGAGATGCTATCTCTTTAATTTTCTTAAAACCAAAGGCTGTAGCAATTAAGGTATCTCCGTGCATACAGCCAAACCCTGCAACAAAAGCTCTAAACTTATTTGGCAATTGGAGAAAGTTAGCCTGAGGCACATTCAGTGTTGGATTGATGTTCGGCATCTTTTTTACTCGCATCTACAACATGAATGGTGACGTTTACAGGTGTTGGATCATCACCAGCCCCATCCTCGCCATCTCTCAACCGCTGAATTTCTAATTTTTTCAATTCAAGATCTAATAGCTGCAAATCATGACCATGCATTTCATCTTTTATCTGTTTGATGATGCCTTGCTTCATGATTTTGTTTTTCCCCCAGTCTTCATACATTTTTTGAAGCTCATTGAGGCGGACAGCTTTATTAGCCAAAGGAATGTCATAGATATTGGATTTAAATTCTTCACGGGTCCTGTAAAACAAGTCTTTTAGTTTTTGACTCATTTTCTCGCCAGTTGGTTTGGTTGGATCGTAATTTGCGCACTGCATTCTTTCGATCTCAACCTTGAAATTACTCTTTACAGCGTCAGCGACTTGTTGAGGTGTTTCAAAACAAGCAAGACTTTGAACTATAAAGATTTTCATAGGTTCAGTGAGTTTTGCCATAACCACCCCTTTGTATAGCTACGTAAAGACTTCTCCTACGCAAGTTTTAATAAACACGTACCGCATGCATGAGCAATTTTGGCCTTAGATACTGTTGGACCTTCATTCGCAAGGTTAACCATTTTCTGGACATCTGGTGATGCACCGTAACGCTGGACTACGCCATGGAATTCTTCGACGTCATGCCCACGTAAATACAATCTAGGTTCGCCCATTGATGTGTATTCGAAAGTCTCTGTTTTAGCATTCCACTTGTGTCCTATGTGGTAAAGTTCGTGCTCAACTAAAGCACAAAATTCTAAATCGCTAAGTATCTGACATACACGAGCATCTAAAGTAATGATGTACTTAGGAACATCACCAAACCAATCTATTAGCTGAAGTTCTTGGCGATCCTTACGCCACCCACCAACATTAATCATTACTCTTTCAGTCTGCCCAATAACTCGCTTATCCTTTGCTTCACACTTTGTATATGCCCACAAAAATGAAATTTCAGGAGGTTGAAAGCTCAGCAAGTGCTCATGGTCTTGGTTGTATAATTTCCCATATGTCTCTAGAAAGGTTTCTCTTATCCATGGCCATAAATCGTTATTCGCAGGCTCAAAATGTAATAGACCACCACTATCAATTAGGTCTTCATCATCTGCATAAGGACTATCTTGTTCAGGCGGATAAGGTCTTTTCATAACTCCCACCTTTTAATTATCTATCGCATACATCAAATCATCAGGGGTTTCCAAGTAGCACCCTTGTTTCAAGCAAAATGTATGTATGTCGTTTAAGTATTCAGTGAATTGAGCAATCGATGCATCTGTTGTGCTAATCAGTTCATTCAATCCATCTGCGACTTGCTGATACATTGAGTGCTGCTCTTCTTTGAGTTTTCTAACTGCTGCAAACGTCTTTCTGTATTGACCTACATCATCACGATCATATATTCGCGCAAGAAACTTCTTCTTAAAGAATAAATGTTCCGAGTCTTTATCTGTGCCTTGGTGTTTCGACCACTGAGATAAGAACTTCCAATACAACCTATTTTGCGCCTTTGATCTATCACCATCAAATGGCTTAATCTCAACAACAAGTGGCTTATTCTCAAAATTAGCTTGAGTGTAATTGTTATGCAGATAGTTGATTGTTTTACCAATATCAGAATGGTCTTTGATTGTGAACACTGCTGTTTTCATGCTCACCTCATAATAAAAAAGACGCAATTAAGCGCCTTTTTGAATTCTATATATGACCAGCAAGTCTTAATTAAAATTTAGCTAGAGTTTTCATGGCCGTATCCTCAAGGTTTATTGATAGTTTATTAAAGTAACTAGATATACATCAGAAACTTTAATTTACCTGAGAATTGACTATTGTTCAAGCAATAAAAAACCACCCGAGGGTGGCTTAAGAATCGTATTCTTGTTGCTCTTTAATCTTCTGCTCAAAATCGACTTTAGTTACTGCTTTTGGAATAACTCTAATTCTAGAGATATCCTCATTATTAGCCCGATTCTGCTCTATAGCTTTAACTATTCGGCTAATTAGACCGTCATAATCTCTAGGAGCTACATGGACTTGTTCAAAGTCAATTTCACAATCTAATATTTGAACACTTTCCTGTTTTTCTAGTGCTTCAATCTTATCAATTAGGCGACCTTTTAGAGCATAAGCATCTCTAAGAGTCATTTTAGAAATGTCTAAATCATAGGGATCTTCAACTGTAAAACCACTCATAATTCAACCCTCTTTTATAGAGTTAAATTATACCATAACCATATGATTTAATTAGAAAACATCGTCTGATTTTGTATCTATTTTTAACATTAACTCGGTCTTTTCTAACCACCGCTCAAACATGGTTTCCGACTCTTGTCTCGTGCCTAATTGGTATGTGTCGAATAGGAAATGACACTTATGACAGAGAGGCACTGTAAACGCATCTGAGGCTTTTATTCCTTTTCCCTTGCCATGCTTACCAGAATTAGAATGAGCCGCTTGAGAGTGAGGATAGCCGCATCTAACGCATGGTAGCGCTCTTATTTCGTTTAGCCTCTTTTTCGAACGCATTTTCTAGGTTCTCTATTCTGGTTCTGAGAGTATTTACTTCACGCTGACATTCAGTCTTAAACGTATGGCTACTGAATAAGTGGTTATAGTTTTCTAACCGGCTAAGATTACGTTTATAGATTTCTAAATTCTTCTTCGCTTCGATTGTGTCCATATACAATCCTGTTTTTAACTTAGATGAAGTGAACAGTCCCTAAGGCACGACAACCACTCTGTTTTCACTATTGCGTCCAATACCAGAGCCGCTCTACTACATTGGCGTATATTCACTTCTCTAAATTAAATGGCACGCCATGCAGGACTCGAACCCGCATCAATCACACTAGAATTATGATGTCTTATCCAATTAGACGAATGGCGTAAAAAAGGATGTAGTGATCTGCCACATCCTTGCCTTAGATTACGATATTGATCAGCTCGGCAACTGACTTACCGTTACTCAACACGACAAACATCTCAAAGTTAGCTATTGATTTGCTCTGTGTCTTTCATTGTCTTTGGTCGGGGAGTCACCCACAATTTAAGGCTCTAGGGCTAACTCAATGTGTGACGAAATCACATTGGATTCAAACCGATTTATACGGCTGGTTTCTGCATCCCACCGTTTGCGCTTATAGCTGAACAAAATTGTACAGCGTCACAAATCCAAGTTGCTTTCAAAGCTAACGAATTTTCATGACTCGATCCTCGGCAGATCGCTTGTGCACGTCACAAGCACCTTTATAAACTTTAGACAACAAAAAAGCCCATCGAATGATGAGCTTTCCAGAATTTTTAGTAAATTACTTAAACTTCGTCTACTATAGCACAGATTAATGAAAATCCACTTAAGTGTCAAGCACTAAACGCTTATCATGTCCCGCCAAATAATAACGACCTGCGAATACCATATTTCTAATGCTTGATTCAGAATAAACAAACATATTACCCATTTGTTTTTCAGTTAAACCCTCAATCATTTTCTTAAGATACAATTGCACACATACTTGTGCTGACTTACAAATACTGGAATCATTTACAACCGAGTTGATCAATTTGTCTATTTGGTCGTACTCATACTCATCGATCTGCAAGTAGACAAATTTGCCATTACTACTTCTACCTGACTTATCATTTTCTCTTACAAGCCAATATATCGTATTCACTTCTAGCGAATCTGGCTCATGCCCCCCTTTCATTCGACTAACTGACAAGAATGCAGCATATTGCTTCAACCACTCATCAATAGTGAATCTAGACCAGTCCATTTTCTTTATTGCTGCTACCGCATTCATGCCTTTCCCCTTATGATGCTTCAAGCATCAAATACTTTTTAATTTCATCTATGGCTTCATCTGCCCCGAAGCAGACTTTGCACATGTAACCTTGTTCTTCTAAGCGTTGAATCATGAGCCTTTGACTTGGTTGTAATTTCCCTTTCTTTGACTTCAACTCAATCCAAAGCCCGTGTACTTCACCATTTGGAACGATAAGCTGAAGGTCTGGAACACCAGCCTTCACGCCCAACTTCTTAAACTTTGCAGCTTCAAGGATGTTTCTTGAGCCACCATTAGGAATATGAAACAGGTAATCACTCAAACGACCTGACCCATATTTCACACGATGCGCCCAACTCATGAGCGCCATCTGTTCTTGATCTTCTGTTGGCACTCTATTGAATCGCTTAGAACGAGCTGCCTTTTGTGACTGGACCCTTTGAGCCTCTTTGAATGTGGTCATTGGTCACCTGCCTCAAGAACATCAGTTCTTTCACGCGCTAGATATAGGTCAACTTCTTCAAGCAAGGTTTCATAGCGTCTTTTCGCTTCACTACCCAATGCAGAAGCTTCCTTCTGAATTTCCCATGCTTTGTCGTAGTCCTTTTTTGTATGCACTGGCTCGTCAGGGTCATGCACAAAACAATCCCGAAACTCTTCAAAGCGATTGATAGATTCTCTATGAACTTGAATCCAATGAATAAACATCATTCCGATTTTGGCCAATTCTTCGTTATTCACTGTCCTTCCCCCTTGAGCGCTTGCTCTTTCTCTAATGCTCTGCGTGCAATGTCTTTAGAATATGTATGGTCTTCTGACATCTTTACTGCCCAATATCCATTCAACTCACATCCATTGAGTTCCGCTTCTTTTTGCATATGTGGAATCGGGTAAGCGATCTGGTCTAACGCAAGCGTTAAGGCATCCACCCGCTTTTGCAGCTCGTCACGCTCTTGCTTGATCTTTTTAAAGTGAACTTCATGACCAATCACTTCACCGTGATGAGATGCTTTAAGCTCTGTAATTTCTTGATGCAAATCAATAATTGCCTGAGCCTTGTGACCAATCTGGCGCACCCTCCAAAACCGCTTTAGCTTTCTCAATACCAT